TGCAGTCGCTGCTGCAGAAGGTCAGGCGCAAGAGAACGATACGCTCCGCCGCCTATGCGCGCCGCTGTCAGATGATTCTGAAGCTGCATAAGCAGTTTGCCGGTGAGGACTTGACCGGCGTAGCCACCAGAATCGTCTGGGGAGCGGTGTTGCCCCAGGATAGAGCCAGGCTGGCGCAGAATGAGCAGGCTTTAGTCCAGTCGGGCGTGCATTCCCGCAGGACGGCTATGAACGAACTGGGCATTAGAGACCCGGAGGCGGAGTTTGAGAAATGGCTGGAGGAGAGGAAGCGCATATTGGAAATGAATCAGCAGTTCAGGGCACGCCCCACCCGCGGCAGCGAGCGAGAGAGAAGCACAGCCGCGGATACGGAGGGCATTGACTGATTGGAAAGGGATTACAGAGATGAATAGAGATTACGGAGATTATCTGTGGGCTCTAGGCTATCTGTCATCCTGACCCTGAACGGAGTGAAGGGGAAGGATCTCAAGATTAGAGTAGATTCTTCGGTCGCCTTTCCGCGTGAAGGGCTCTCTCAGAATGACACAGCAGCAAAATGTTTCCTCAATCGTTACAAATCTCTGTAATCATCTTCAAAGAAAGGAGAAGAAAATTGAATGGCGAATCAAACGAAATCAAAGACCAGAGTCAGGCGTCAACCGCCGGGGAATCCGAGGCTATCAAACCGAAGACCGAAAAAAAAGAAGAATCTTTGGACGGTAGTCAGGAGCTTGTTCAGCCGGCTGCTCAAGAGCTTCAGGAGAAAGTAGCGGCGCTGGAGAGCCAGGTCGAGGCCAAAGCCGGCGTGATTACCGGGCTCGAAGGTCAGCTCACCAGGCTGAGCCATGACTTCGAGGGAGCCAGGGCAGCCTACGCATATGCTGTGGAGGACTATAAAAAGCTGGCAGCCAGCTCTAACCCCTTGATTCCCTCCGAGGCTATCTCGGGCACGACCATCGAGGAGGTCAAGGACTCGCTGGACCGTGCCCTTAAGTTGGTGGCTAGTGTGCAGGAATCATTGTCGAAACAGACGCAAGCGACCTCGATACCCGCCGGAGCACCGGCCAGAGCCGGGCTGGACACCGCGGCCATGAGCACCAAGGAGAAAATAAACTACGGGCTGGAACAAGCCCGCAGAAAGAAAGACTAGGAATAAGATTACAACGATAGATAAAGATTACGGAGATTAAGGAAGATTACAGTGATATTTGGCGTCATCTCAGTAATCTCTATAAATCTTCGTAATCATTAAAAAAGGAGTTTTTTATGGCAATATCACTAACCGAAGCTGCAAAACTTTCCAATGACGTCCTGCTTCAGGGCGTCATAGAAACCATACTGAAGGACTCACCTATACTTCAGAAAATGCCGTTTATCGAGATTGTCGGTAACGGACTGACCTATAACCGGGAGAAGACGCTCCCCACTGCCGAATGGCATGCCGTCAATGCCGACTGGTCGACCTCTCCGGCACCGGACTTCGACCAGCTCACCGCGGTACTGGCTATACTCGGTCAGAACGCTGATGTCGATAACTACATCAAGCAGACACGCTCCAATATCCAGGACATCGAGGCTGCCATCATTGAGCTGACGGCGAAAGCCATCAGGCATGAGTTTGAGGACAAATTCATCTACGGTGACAGTTCAGGCGGAACCAATCAGTTCGACGGACTGAGGAAGCTGATTGACTGCACCCAGGCGGGCAGCCAGGTGGTTACCATGAGCGGTACGGGCGCGGCGCTTACACTGGCCAAGCTCGATGAGCTGATTGACACCGTTAGAGGCGGCAAGCCCGATTTGCTGCTGATGAGCCGCCGGTCACGCCGCAAGGTCACGGCGCTGGTCAGAGCCAGCGGCGCTTACATGGAGACTGTCAGGGGAGAGTTTGGCGATTTTACCCAGCTCTATAACGGCATACCCATCGGCGTCTCCGACTGGGTCAAGGACACGCATGTACTGGCCAGCGGCTATGAGACCGGGATTACCGGCGGCGCCTGCTCCATTATCTTCGCCATGCAGTTCGGCGAAGGCGCCGTTTCGGGTGCCACCAATGGCGGCTTACAGGTTGAGCCGATAGGAGCTATGGAAGGCAAGGACGCCTCCAGAACCCGCATTAAGTGGTACGTCACCCTGGTCGACTTCTGCAAGCAGAGGCGAGGGGCTTTGATAGGAGTCCAAGACTAAGAATGGAGATTACGGAGATTATTGGAGATTACAGAGATATCTACGTAATCGTTATGAATCGCCGTAATCATTTTGGGGGCTGGTGGGGGAGTGGAGACGCACCAGTAACAGGGGTGGACAGCTTCACTTCCCCGCCGGACTAAGAACGGAGATTACGGAGACTCCGGGAGATTACAGCGATGTGTAAGGAATCTCCGTAATCGCTCTAAATCTCTGTGATCATCTTCAAGGAGCTTAGCGACCATGAACTTAACCAACATGAGAACACTGGTCAGGCGGGACCTCAAGGACGAGGATAACTCTAACTATCGCTGGCAGGACAACGAAATTGACAGAGCTATCCAGAGAGCCGTAGCCGAGCTATCCCGCCATGTCCCCAGGGAGATGAAGTCAACCATCGCCACCGCTTCAGGCAGCCGCGACATAAATATCTCCTCGCTTAACGATAGTGTCTCGGTGGACCAGGTTGAGTTCCCGGTGGGAAAAACACCAAGGAGTTTTCAGCGCTTTGCCGTCTACAGTGACATTATCACTTTAGTAGGCGACACCGTGGGAGATGGTGAGAACTGTCACATTTACTGGGGCAAAGTTCATACACTGGACGGAAGCACTTCAACCATTCCCAGCTGCTTAGAGGATGTCTTAGCCCTGGGAGCTGCGGCTTACGCCGTGCTGAGCCAGGCACAATATCGCTCGGACGTGGCCGGCATCGGCGGCGATAGAGCCGATACCGACTACCAAAGCTGGGGTTCTACCATGCTCAAGGAGTTCAAAGCTCAGCTTAAGAGATTCAGTAAGAGTAAAAAGCTCAAAATAGGCCAGTTATATGAAGGGAGCGAAAGTGAATAACCACTTGTCATTCTGAGCGGAGCGAAGAATCTGTATGAATTTTGTGAGATTCTTCGGTCGCATTACTCCCTCAGAATGACATAAGACGAAATGCTAACTCAGAATGACAGTTCTATGGCCCAGGAGCATATGCTTTGATCCGCCGGAAGATAAATTTCTTTAATCAAAACGTCTAAAAGGAGTGGAAATATGGTTAAATCAAAAATTGAAGAGGCTCTACCCAAGACCAAAGACGGCCTGCCACATGAGGCGTTTGCCATTGTCGGTGATAAGGAAGACCCGGAGACCTGGAAATTGCCGCATCACACCAAGGCTATCTTGAGAGCCATTAAGGGTAAAGTCGGCCATTATCAGACCACGGACTGGGAGCATCTGGCCGCAGCCGTGGCCGCTGTGAGCCGCGGTGGATTCCGCGGCAAAAGGGTAGATGCCACCGAGCAGCAGATACTCGACGCTGCCAGGCACCTGGCCAGACATTATTCAGAAAACGGCAAGCCGGTGCCGGATACTCTTTTAACACTTATGGAATAGATAAAAAAGATTACAGAGATAATGTAAAACATCGCTGTAATCTAAATTATCGCTGAAATCAGCGACTGAAAGGGATGAGCTGAAGCTCATGCCCCACCCACAACAACCAAACAAAAAGGAGAATAGTTGATATGCTACAAAAATTTTTAGATGGCAAGAAGAAGTACAGCGCCTTCATCATTACTATGCTGGCAACAATCATCCCGCTTTTTGTCCAGGAGCCGGAGGCGCAGAAAACCTTGATGGATACAGTCCCGTCTCTGGCAGCAGCCGTAGCCGGAGTATTTTATATACTGACGCAGGGCAAAATTGACGCTGAGAGGGAAAAAACTAAAACTGCTGAGGCGCAGGCAGCTATTGTTTTAAACGGCGCTCAAGCCCATCCAGTACAGCCCGAGTCAGAAACCCGGTCTGCGCCATCACCATCAGCGGAAAGCGTGGCTGCCATCATACCATTCGACCCCAAGGCCTTCCACGAGAGCGTCATGGCCACCGTCAAGGAGACCTATACCGAGGTAAACCCGTGCACCATTTTCTACAAGGCCAGGGATAAAGGCTCGGTGACCGACTGCCAGCACATATCGCAGGTCGTGGACTACTGGAATTACCTGGTTGACCTGGCGGTGGATGCCAAGGACTGGATAAAGGAGCAGACGGAGAAGAAGAAAGGCGAGTGCGGCCGAAGCCCGGAGTATTACGTTTTCAACCGGGACTTCAACACCACCATAAGAGCCGCCAACAGCTTAACTGAGTTGTCTACCTCCAAAATCGACTGGAAGGCTAAGCTGGCGCCGTTCAACAGGACGCTTTACGGCGTGGGAACTCTGGCCGAGCAGCTTGTGTCGCAAAATCTCAATTGAATCTCGGAGATTGATAGAGACTGAGGGAGACTGGTTGGGACTGATGAAGATTGGTAGAGATTGAAAGACCGTAATGGACTGGCTGACCATAGTTTACATAGCCGCACTGGTGACAGCCATGCTAGCGATAACCACCCGTTACTTAAAAGGGGATGGCGTCAGGGCTATATACGCCATCATAATCAATAAGACTGCAATGGTAATAAATCCGAGTATTACACTTCTAGTCATCTTACTTCCTTTTCCCCCAAAAAGGAGTATTGATGAATTATAACATTAAGCCAGCAGGTTTTCTAGGGGGCAAATAGTACTATTTTGATAAAAATTTTAGTACCAGAAACTGAAAGGGATTACATAGATTGAGAAAGATTACAGGGATAGGCGTGATTACATAGATTTAAAACGATTGCGGAGATAAGTCGGCAAACTCGCCCTTTGGATTCATTTTTGACTTTTGGTTTTTAGCTTTTGATTTATTATGCGCACCGGGTACCCCGGAGCATCTGCTCCGGGGACGATTGGAGCGGATGCTCCAATCTACCCGAAGGGTTTTATTATGCGCAGCATAAGTGACGCCCTACTCGAAGAGCAGAAGAAGCCCACCAGGAAACCACTGGTCAAGCTCGAGGTGCAGGCTTACGGCCATCCGGAGGCCACGCCTGCAAATGGCATCCAGTGGGAAGCCTTCGGCTGGCAGCGCTTTTATGCCGGCAGCGAAGGCAAAGACTCACACGGTCTGACTATCCCTGGTGACGGCTCGCTGATTAGGGTCAGGAAGTCAAGCACCAACCTTTATCTCTCCCATGTCACCAGCCCGGGCCCGAGCTCCGATTATTCTCAGTGGGGCAGCTCCTTCGGCGGTGTAAACTCCAATGCCAAAGTTGCCATTGCCTCTCAGTGCGCAGAGGTCATGGTGGCCTCTATGGATGCCGCTAATCTCTATCGCCGGCAGTCGTCGGATTACGGCGCCACCTGGGGGAGTTGGACGGCTATGATGAACGCACGCCCCTGCGAGCGTGGGGTCGCTATAGCCTACAAGTCGAATGGTGATTGCATGATAGTGCATGCTTCCGATATCAACGATCCCACAAGTCTCTATATTCAGAAGCGCACCGGGGGCACCTGGAGTACTGGCCTCGGTCAACGCTCCGGAGATTGGGAGATAGCCGATCTGGCTATGTACTACGACGGCGATTGGAACATCATCGCCTTAGTCCAGGAAGCCAGTTATATCTCCGTTGTCCGCATGGTTTACGGCGACGGCTATCGCCAGACTGCTAATACCTGGGCAACGGATGTCAAAATCGGCTTAGGCAGAGCCAGGGTAGACGTCGCCGCTCAGGTCAGGTTAAGGCAGTTTGAGGTCGGCTGGCCCGTAGGCTATAGTCAAATGTCCTGGGAACAGCGTGCCGCTTGGAGCAGGCAAGTAAAGAGCAGCACCTACTGGGAGAGGCATCAGGCGGTGGTAGAAGCTCTGGCTGGCGAGGTATTGGATGTCTCGGGCCCCTATCTGCTAAAGCCGATTACTTCATGTTCGCGGCCGCTTTTATCGCTGGCCCGCCAGAACCAGCCCTGGCTCTTCCGTTTGAAGCCGGGCACGGATTTCATTGACTATAACTGGAACAAGGCCAGCTTTATTGATACCAGCGCCTCCAGGGGCATGGCTTTAGCCGCCGACCCCAACGGTGAGTATATCTGGGCAGCTCAGCCCAACGAGGTCTGGCGTGCCGCTTGCGTGGGCTCATGGAGCCCCCCAACGCCAGGAAGTGGCGCCGGCGACAAAATCACCATCCCCGTTACCAAAATAGCCAGGATATCAGAGGTCGTAGTCCCGGAGCAGCCGTCTGAGCTGGTGGTCGAGCTGGACAATGCCAAAGGTACCTATAACAGCCCGGGGGTGGGTGGAATCGCTGTAATCAAGCGCGGAGCGCGCGTGAATCTCTTCATCGGGTATAAAACCCCTTCAGGCGACCAGCTCTCAGAGGCAGCCAGGTATTTCATCGAGGCTATGGAATATCGCCGTAATCCCAATGAATCGCTGTATATCATTCGTTGTGTGGATGCCTGGGGATTGCTTACCCGCTACCAGTTCAACAAGCCGGTTGAGTGGAATTCGGGTTCTGATGATTTTACCTGTTACCAGTTAATCGAGAAGGTAGTACAGGCGGTGGGGGGCACGCTGGGTTATAAGTCCCGGAGCAGCCTGATTACCAGCCTGTACCCGCGCTTCGAGGTCGGCGCTGGGGAGAGCGCCGCCAGCGTCTTAAAGAGGCTTTTGGGCATGGTCCCGGACGTGATTTTTTTCTTTGGACTGGATGGCTACATCATCCACCCCCAGGCAGGAGATACTGTTGTCTACAAGTACAAGTTCCCATAGAGGGATTACGGAGATTAATAAAGATTACGGAGATATCGCAGGACATCGCTGTAATCTCCGTGAATCGTTGTAATCATTTCAAAGGAAGGAGGATAACATGTCAAACAGTCTTTACACCAAAGCCAAGCAAGGTCTCATAGACGGCAGTATCGACCTGGATACGGATACCATCAAGGCCGTCTTTGTCGATGGTGCTGACTACACCCCCGACCTGGCCACCCACGACAACCTTGACGACATACCCGCAGGAGCCAGGGTAGCCGTCAGCGGAGCCTTGCAGAACAAGTCGGTCACCGATGGCGTCTTTGATGCTGATGATATCATTCTAGCCGCAGTGACCGGCGACCAGTTCGAGTACATCGTGCTGTTCAAGGACACCGGGGTAGAGGGCACGTCTCGGCTGATTCTGCTCATTGACACGGCTACCGGTTTGCCCTGCACGCCCAACGGCTCAGATATCACCATCCAGTTTTCGAGCGGCGCCGACAAAATCTTTAGGCTGTCCTAAAAAGATGTCATTGCGAGGAGCGAAGCGACGTGGCAATCTCAGGGATGCGCATAAGGAGAGATTCTTCGCTGCGCTCAGAATGACCTACGGGTCACCCGCCTACGGGTGACCGTCGTGGACGGAAGGAGCGTAGCGACTAAATGGCAACTATAGATAAACAAGTTGGTGCCAGTTATGATTCGGAGGAAAGGTGACTATTAAACTCATCGGCATGGATGATGCCACCCCTCAAGATTATGGTGGTGCACTATATCAATCGATCTGCCGTTTTCAAGCGGTAGCTACTGGCACTATGACCGAATTTAGAGTCAAGTGCAGCACAAATGG